ATATGTTGCGTATTGGTGAGGCCGCTTTTTCAGCCCCTAATATAAACCGATTCGCAAATATGTTCCAATCAAACAGTATAGACCCAAACCAAGAAATTACGTTTCATGGTGGAGAACATACGCCCCTTAGTTTGTCAGGCTTGGCTCACATGAATACTGAGGATAATGATAATCTGTTTCAAACATTGATTGCGCCGAGGCTACAATCCAATGATGATGGAAACCCTGTGTGGACCAGCATGAATGATTTATTTGAGTAGGTGATCGCAAATGTCCGAAGCCCTCAAACAATTAACTGCTAATGTTGATTTTGAAATGGGTCGCCGTGATTTCAAGTATTTTTTTGAAGAGGTATGTGGGAAGTATGAAGCAAAGAATCCCTGGATTTTAACAAAGTTTCACCAAGAATGGTTTGAGTTATCCGAAGGGAATAGTAAGACCTGCATTATTGCCAGTCGTGATCATGGAAAATCTGTATTTTATCGGGTTTATCTCCTTTGGAAAATGGCTTACAATCCTGGCACAGAAGTTCTTTTCTTCTCTCACAGCCAACACCAATCTATCGAACACATGGGTAAAATGAATGAGTTGATTGAATCAATCCCTGCATTACAACATCTCAAGCCAAAAAGAGGATGGGCGAAACAGAAGTTCAAGTTCACCAACAAATCATCCATATCGGCTATGTCTGTCGGGAAAGCAGTTCGTGGGGCGCACCCTCAAATCGTAGTGCTTGACGATATTTTGTCAAGTGAGGCGCAAACCCAACTCAAGCACATATCCTCATGGTTTTACACAGCATTATTGCCAGTTCTTCACCACACAGCCCAGTTATGTATTGTTGGAACTCCGTTTTCATATACCGATCTTTACGCTGAATTGAAGAAATTAAAATCATACGCTGTTCGAGAATATCCCGCTATCAATGAGCAAACAGGAGAATGTTTGTTCCCTGAGCGTTGGGATATGGAGGCATTGAACTCAAGACGCAATGATATGACTTCTATTGCATTCACAAGAGAATACCTGTGCAAACCAATTGCGAGCGAAGCAAGTCTATTCCCAGAAGAGGTGCTAAACAAAGTCAAAGACGAAGAGTTAGCGTTGTCTTACTATCCGCATGATGGCGAAGCCTACAACTATTACATCGGATGGGATCCTGCAATCTCAGCAGATCGGAGAGCCGACTACACGTGCATGATGGTTATTGCCGTTGATGAAAACAAAAACAAACACATCATTCATACTCATCACGAAAAGGGAATGGACTTTTCATCTCAAATTGACAAAATCATTGAATTGAATGCTCGCTTCAATCCAGTTATCATCGAACTTGAAACAAACAACTTCGCAATTGCATTCAATCAAGTGCTAAACGAAATCAGCGATCTTCCAATAAAACCATTCAATATGAGCCGTATGAAGAAAGAGGCTTTAATTCATACCCTCCAACTGCAATTTGAACAGGGCAAGTTGAATATACCCTACAAAGACGAAGGAGGGACACGGAGATTGATGAACACTTTATTGACTGAACTCTCCACGTTCACTATGTTGGATAACGGGAGGATGGAGAGTTTGGGCGGTCACGACGACATGGTTATTGCTCTCGCATTAGGCGTTCAAGCAACAAAAGAATATCGAGATAGCATCGTCATTTTAGATGCTGAATTATGGCAAGGAAGGTTGGGATGGGCAAATGTTTGAAGGAAGAATAGAGGGTGTTTTTGACGTTCAATCACCCGCCGATGCAATCATCAAAGTTCTCGACACCAAATTGGTTGAGATGGAATTAAAAAACAACGTTCAAGAAAAGAAATTACTTGAGCAAAAAAAGAAAGAGGCGGCAAATCAAAAGGATGCAGCAGCCGCAGGTAGCCCACGTGATGAAGCGTCTATTGATGGTCTTGAATCATCAAATACTGGTGGCGGTGATAAACAACCTGGAACATCTGTTCAAACGGCTACATCTCCCTTGCCCGTATCAAAGACATGGTTTGTTGATAATTTCGGAATGCAGGGAACTGAGATTGTTGATTTGTTAATCAAATCTGGGAAAACGCAAATCGTTGGAATTATTCAGCCGTTGATTGTTGAAGAACGAAAATCGTTGCTAAAATCCTTTCCTTCTGTATCAGCCGATCTTGTTGATAAAATACCGTTCACTGATTTTGATTGGAAAATGTTGCATAAAAATACATCATCATTAGAAATCCCGTTTAGAAGATTTGTAAAAAGTTGGAATGATGGGAATGATGATGCTTATGATATTTGGTCGAATCGAATTACCAAAGAGCAACATTTGAGTCTCCCTGAAAGAAAGACGCTACAAAAAACACATGAGGTTCTTGACAAACATGGGAACATGAATACACAATCGCTACAAACCTATGGGGTTGATGGAAGCACGACTAAAATTGCTATGCTTATCAAATCACATGGATTCCTTTACGACATAGAGGCATTTGGTTCAGGTTCAAAGAATAATGCAAGGTCTTTGTTTTATGGCTTAAAGAAAAATGACATCATAGTGAAGGATGCAGGGGCTTTAATCGGCAATTTGTATGAAATGGGGGGGCATTATGAAATTAGTCCACGTGGAACTCCAAGAATTATTTTACCATTCAATTCAAGAGTATGCAAAGAATATGCTCATGCACTTAATTCTCAATTAGAGGTGCGAGGAATTATAGCCGAGGGCAAAGGGTTGGTCATTGAGGGGGAATCCTCAGTCGCCAAGTCTCTTGATTTGGCGTTGCCCCATTTGAATGAGAAGAAAGGTGAGATCGTGGTTTTGAAGAAAGCACTTGAGGATGACGAGGATGCGTTAAGATGTTTGGCATATTCTCAAGCAAATACCCAAAAGCAGGTAAAGTTGTTGAAGTCATGGAATCTCTCACTTGAAGCATTTGATGAGTTAATTAGTGGTGTTGTAAATGGCTGATAAAGAGAGAATGGAACGTTTGTTCTCAGCCATTGGAATTGACATGGAAAGGCATACAACGCCTAAGCCAACAATGCCTTTGTTTCAATCTGGCATTCAAGAACCTCCGCTTTTACAAGGAATCACCATCCCTGCACTTTACGCTGCAACCTTTGAATGTGTAGTGCTGCGATCAATTTTGAATCATTTGTCTGTTGAAGCGTTTAGAAAGGGCTATGGATGGAAGCCAAAGTTTGTAGTAAAATGTAGGGAATGTGAAGAGAAATACCACCAAGAAGTCGAATCATGCAAAAAATGTGGCGGTGATGTTCGTAAAGCGGATAAATCCGAACTCGAATATGCTGAAACATTGCTGGAAAGCAAGAACAGCATGATGCAATCATTTATTGAAATTATGAAAGAAGTTGAAATGGACTTAAACATCGTTGATGATGCTTATTTGGTTTTAACCAAAGAATACTTTGTTGATCCTGATACAAAGAAAGTTATGTTTTTTAGGGTCAAAGAGATTACACGTGCCGACCCTATTTTCATGCGTATGCTTGCCGACAAGAGAGGTATGCGTGGCGGGAGTCAATATACCAGCCTTGTTGATCGAACATTCCGAACCAGCGACCCAAAAGACAAATGCCCTGTGACTGGAATGCCAGTAGTTCCAATTCACTACATGAACCTCGCAGGTGTTGGTAAAGGTCAAGTATATACTGAGGGTGAAGTCATTCACCTTAGCAAATGGTCGCCTGGTAAATTGTATGGCCGTAGTCCTATCGCAACAATGTGGCGACAGGTCAATACTCTCATTGCGATGGATAATTACGTTTATTCAGCATATCAAAAGAAGCGTATGCCGAGAGGGGTTATGGTCATCAAATCATCCAACATGGAAACGGTTGAGCGAACTGCCCGAAACATTCAGGAACACCTTGAGCGTGATCCTTCTTACATCCCAACAATTGGTGTTGAAACCGAATCTGGGCGAGGTGGCCTTGAATATGTGCGTATGATGGACACCCTCGAAGAACTACAATACATTCCAATTAAAGACGATATTCGCCAGCGCATTGCAGCATTCTTTGGTGTTTCAAATGTGTTTATGAATGATGTATCAGGTGGTGGACTCAATAACGAAGGAATGCAAATTGTAGTGAGCAATAGAGCCGTTGCCTTTGCTCAATCAATTTACAATCGAGTTTTATTTCCTCAAATCATCGAAGCATTTGAAATTAAAGAATGGGAATTGGTCTTGAATCCGCATGAGGAAGAGGATGAGATTATGCAACTGCGAAGAGATGAAATGGCAATTCGCAACATGATGCAAATGAAGCAAGCAGGGTATGAAGCAAACCTGCGTGATGGAATAGATGACAAGATACTCCACTTCGATTTCAAGCAACCCGACCCTCAAGCGGTTGCTGCGGCTGAGGCTCAACAGGCTCAACAACAAGGTGGAGGCGGAGGTCAGCCAGTCCAAAAGGGAGATGATACCTTCTCCGATCCAAACGCACTTTTCAAGCGAACTAATTTTGATGCAAGCAGGGGGTCTGTTCCTTTTGCTGATTCATTGGCTACAACTGCTGGAACTGATTTGCCGCCTTTGAGGAATCAAAGCGAAAACACACGTCAAAGCGGAGGTCAAAGTCCAGGTATGATTCGCAGGGTTGAGGGTGCGCCAACTGGCGCATCGGTAAAAACGGATAAAAGAGAACATAAGTCTCCACAGGAAAAAGCCATTGACCACCAAATCAAAGAAACAGAAAAACGACACGGTTTGGGCGGTTCAAGGGGCAACAGTCAATAAGTGGGAGATAGTGCCAAAGGGTGAGCGAAGATGTTTGATATTATTGAAAAGATGGACCCAATGGCTCGAAAGGCATTAGCAGCAGTTGAAGGAATACAAAAGGCAATTGCCTCAAATGACCCAAACGCAATCTCCGCAGGGATTATGGCTGCTGAAAACGCACTATCAATGTTAAAGGGCGATTTGGCACTACATGACCAAGTTCAAAAGTCCATTTCAAAGAATCAACCTGCTGATTTATTTATGGGAGTTATCCCTCAATTCGACAACTTAGCATCCGATTATAACGGGACTGAAAATGCGGTGGCTCAGGGAGTAAGTCGTCATGGTCGTGCCACTGGTTTCTTTACACCTCATCGGGTGGTTTGAACAATGTGGAAAATAGACGGGTGGGTAGATCGTCGCCAAACAGCGCACATCTATGATCTTTACAAGAACTCTCCTGTGACTTCTGTTTCAACCGCACCTGCGGCTTTGCTCATTAACGCAATTGATGACGGAATCCAAATGCTTGCATCACAATGCAATGAAATGAACCAACTCATGTCTCAAGCACGTGCAACAAATGTTGAGTCCGAACCAACTTTGGCACTTCAAAAGAACATGGAAGCACTTCGTCAAAAAGTCCTATCTCTCTCTCAAGACATTTCAATGATTAGAACCGCACATGATTCAATCGCAAATATGCAACCGCTTGGACCAATTCAACCAGGAATGGAAGGTATGCCACAAGGTATGCCACCACAAGGTATGCCACCACAAGGTATGCCACCACAGGGCGGCATGGGGGTGGGAATGTGAGCGATGAACAAGAGCAAATTGACATTCTAAAAGAATTGATTGGCGAAGTTCGAGTTCTCAATCAAAGAGTCCAAGCACTTGAGGCTGAGAACACTTCTTTAGCAAAAGCAATTGGCGATCCCGAAGTGATGATGAAAAAGCATGGTTGGAAAAAGTTCACCACGCCCCATGCTGATGAAACTTTCGATCCATTGAATCGTCAAATACCAAACGACAATACTCCGTTTTCAGGAAGCGGTGACTTATTCCTTAAATCAAGAGATGAAAGACTCAAGGATTGGGAAGCAGCAGAACAACAGGTGAGAGCATGAGTATTCAATGGTTTAATCCAATGACCGACACCCCAGAAGGGCTTCTTTTAGGCGACGTGCAAGAATTGTTGAAAGCAGTTCGCAATAAGAAAAAAGCCGACTTGGATAAAGACGGTAAATTGTCAGGTTATGAAAAGAAAAGAGCAAAAGCCATCGAAAGAAACATGAACCCAAAGATGGGGCAATACAAATCAGATCGTGGTCAAAGAACGCCTCCAAATATGCCAACTCCAAAAGGCAACAAAATCAAGATTGACAAAACAACCGAGATTCTTCAAGAAATGGGTATTTTCGTAAAAAACACCACTTGTAGCGTGTGCATGAGCGACGATGACAAAATGAATTGCTCGGATTGCATGAGCGACATGAAAAAGTCAAGTATGGATTCAAAAAACGCATACTGTCAAAAGAACTTCCAATGCAATTATTCTCAATGCACACCTCAGCAAAAAGCAAAATGCGACAGGGAATGCGGAAAAGAATTGTCGAAAGCCGACATGAGCGAGAAGAATAAATACTGTCAAAAGCACTTTAATTGCAGTTATTCCGAATGTTCATCCAAACAAAAAGCGCAATGCGATAGGGAATGCGGAAAAGAACTCAAAAAATATAGTCAAGAATCAAGTGTTGAGAACTTATTCCCCAAGTTCCAAAACGTTGATGGCGGAATGCCAGTTGATGCACACGGATTCACAACCAATGGCACATACCCTGCAACTAACGACGGACCTAAAAAATCCATTATCAGTGAAACCGCTAAAATCCCTGCATACGCTCAAAACGGCTACACAGTAAAGAGTAGTAGCCTTCACATGCACTACAATGATGCTGGCGGAACTCGAAAGAATCCTCCAAACATTGACACTATCGAACAACGCCTTGCATCATTAACAAAACACGCAGGGCGAAACAATCTTGGAATGATCGGAGAGATTGAAGGATTGTTGAAGCAGGTCAAAGACCTAATCGAAACCCCTTCAAATTGAGGGGGGTTTAGATGACAACGGATTTAGACAGATTGCGAACTGATGCAATTATATCCATTCACAAAGCAAGTCCTTTTGATTTTAAGCATTATGCGGGTCAAATACCAGAAGGTGAAGAAACACCACTTGACACAGCAACCATGCTTGGAGGCATGAGTCCTGAGTTGCCCGAGTTTAGAATGACAAATCTATCAGCACCAATGGCCGTATCTCAAATGAAGATACCAAGTCATGCTGATTTTATTGCAGGTCATACAAAAGTTTCAAACAGTCCATTAACAGATTGGCCGATTGCATCTCCTGAAAATCAATTTGGGGAACATCAACCCTTTGGCATGAAATCGAATAGTTGCCCTTTGCTACATGGCGCAGCATGGGGCGACCCTGCGTATGCTGAACATTTGGCTCACGCTATGCCAAACCTAAAAGAAATCGCCCAACGTGAAAAACGAATCAATTTTGACCCAGACCGATACGGGCAACCAAAAGAAACACTTCATGACTTAATGATACGTGATCGAAATCGCTACAACACTTATTCCGATGAAGAATACCGTGATGGCAAAGTGAATGAATGGCAAAAACGTTTGGGATTATTGCCTTATTTGTTCGGTCTTGAATACAATAGCGAGGATCAACGTGAACATTTTATTCGACTTATGAAAAAAATGGGAACAAAGAAAGATTTGAACTCCCCTGATTCAAGAGTCTTGCGAAATAAAATGCAAGAAAAAGCAGGTATCTCTTGGGGTCGAGCATTGCGTTCATTTCGAGCAAGGTTCATTCCCCTCCTTCAATGGTGGAGAAGGGCAAGTGATCGACATGGGCCAGTCACCCCTGCTCAAATGCCAATGCCTATGATGATGCCAAATGTTGATTTGATGAAAAGTGACCCCTCCAATGCTGATTTACACTTCGTCAGTCCTTATGTCGAAATGCCGCAGGGAGTTGAAGAATCATTTACGCATCATTGGTGGGACATATTTCAGCCCTGGGGCGGGGTTGGCCGAGATTACAACTCACTACACGATATATTGAAACAATCATATCCCGAAGTATTTGACAATGGTTGGTTAGATGATGTTTTGATGAACACTTCAAACAATATGCTTGACACCTATGACTCCGATGGAGGGAGTCATTTTCCTAATGTCACCAACCATCCAGATGCTAAAGGACATCCCGACCACGCATCTCTTAAATCCAATTTTAACGATGCTGAGTTCTTTGAAAAAAGAAGGGCGAATTGGAGTCATGCTTCAAACCTTCACTTTTTGCATCCAAGTGAAGTTCAAGGTCAAGGAGGCCGAATGCTTATTCCATCCGACCAAATGATGATGAGTCGTTTAGGTCGTTCATTATCTGGTCAAGCCGACATGGGTTCTCCAAGAATTGGTATGTTCCGTGAAGAACACCCATCATCGAACCCCACATATTGGGATAATCACAATGCTCTATTCGCAGCAAATGACATGCACATGGGTAAAGTGATGAACAATATGGCTCAAAAAGTGATGAAACAACTTGGTTCAGGAATACTCAATCCAGCCGATCCAAAGAATATGGAACAAGCGACTCTTGCACGTGGCAACTTACAACAACTCGCAAGTGCGGCTGATTTTGCCATGAAGAAAGTCAATATGGGGGATGAATACAGGGCATTAGCCCCTTCAATGAATGGAACCGATATGGCAATGCAATTGAAATCAATTGGCCCAGTTCATCCATCATCTTTCGCAACCACCCCTCCGATTTACAATACAGGAAACACGCATCTTTGGGGTCATGAAATGCCAGCAACGCTCACATGGAAACATGATCCTCAAAGCGGAGGAATCAGTTTTGGCATGGCCGAGGAACCTTTCAACATCATGCAAAGAACCGTTCATGAAAATAAAATAAAAGCAGTTTTACCTTCATTATTGGAATCAAGCATTATGCCAAAGCAAAGAGACATTCATGCTTTATCAGCATTAGATTCCAGGGGGCTATCTCCTATCGCCACAGGGAGTATTCTCAAAGCCGAGGACTATGAGCCAACAGGCGTGTTCACAACCAAGATTATTCCAGCATATACAATTCACAAATTAGAAGACATGGATAAGTTGAAGGGATTTTCGGGCGATTGGATTGTTCAAAAGATGCCGCAGGGAAAGCGAATGTTTGTTGAAAAGAAAGGCAACCATTTGAAAACAGATAAATTGCCAAGTAAAATTAAAAAGCAACTTCGTGAGATAAAAGGCGATTTCATATTTGATGGATATTTGGATGGAAAAACGCTCAAAGTTGTTGATTTGTTGGTTCATAAAGGCTCGGATTTGCACCTCGAACCTCTTGATGATCGAATCAATGCACTACGAACTCTTTACGACTCAACAGAAAATGTTCACTTCCCAATGCCAACAAATTGTGTATCAACCGATCATGAAGGTTTGGATAAAGCAATAAGCAATTTTGATGAAAACGAATTATTGATTAGAGATTCCAAATCAACATTTATGAAAGAAAAAGAAGTTCACCCTAAGTGGATTCGTTATGCTAAGGAATCAATTGCTAAGGCATTCTATCCGCCAATGCCTGAACTCATTGTATATCCAAATCAAATCAAATTGGTTTATCCGTCAATTTATGACCCTGTGATTGTTAAGGGTGACTTCGATGGAAAAGGATTCAACATCTCATCATTTGAAGGGTATGATGCTATATTCGACAAAGCAAGAAAAGATATTCCATTATGGGGTCCAGTTGCTATTGATTTGCTCAAAGAGGGTGCTGCGGCAGGTGGTGGCGGTGGTGCATCGTCGGCAGGTGGCGCATCTGGGGCATTTACTTCAAGTGATGCTGGTTCTTATCAACCGCTTCATTCAACACCTAAAAGAAAGAAGCCACGTAAGTTGAAAATAACAAAACAAACCTTGCTACGTGCGCCATCAATTATTGGTGAAAACGAAGAAGGCGACAATGTAGCCGCTATTATGCAGTTCACACGTAAAGCAATCACTAAAGACGATACCGCTAAAACAACAGAATATCTTTTGAAAAATGTCAAGGGATTGAATAAGAAAATGCTTGAGATGTATTGCGGTGAATATGGTATCGAAAAAACAGAAGATAGCAAAAAGTGGACTGTGAATCAAGCAATTGATGATGATGTCATCGAAAATATGTTTCCTCGAATGAATCGGGTTTCACCAGATGGTGGCGCATGGTCTGGCCTTCAAGCGGATATTACCGCACCAAGAGGCCCAACAGAACTTATTGAGGATAGTGGGACTACATTTTACGATCCCAAAGAATCCGAAGAGGTTGAAGAGATTCCAATGAAACATTTGCAGGTCAAAGATAACGCAACTGGGGATCAAGCCGTTGTTGATATTGAAAATGGCAAGGCAACATTAAGAATGCCTCTAAAAACGCAACAGGGGATGGCTGATGAGCAAGAATCCGAACCTGATGATAGGTCGGAAGCCGAAGAGATTTGAACATATCCCTTCATATAGGATTACACGAAGTCGTATAGTTTAATGGCGACCAGTCTTGAACTCCACACCGCATCTTGGAATGCGGAAGGTTCGGACTTTTTATTGAAGTCGTCTGGTAGTCAAGGCGAACTTTATGTTGCTGGCTACGCATCTGTTGATATGGTGGATAAGCAGGGAGATAGAATCCCAACTGCTGCTCTAAAGAAAGCATTCGGTCAATTCATGGATAACAAAGCATTCCGCAACGTTCAGTTGGCACATTCTGGTATTCAAGTCGGTGAAGTTGTTGGCAACCACACAGACTCCGATGGCCGAGTATGGAAATCAGAAGTGGATGATCACGGACTATTCGTAGTATGTAAGATTCGCAATGATATTCAAAAAGCACGTGAAGTGCAAAAACAGATTCGCAACGGAGATTTGCGAGCATTCTCGATTGGGGGTCAAGCCCTATTCCGTGTGAGTAAAACCACACCAGAACTTGGCAACCATCGAGAGATTACCGATCTTGAACTGCATGAAATTACGCTGTGCAAGAAAGGAATAAACCCAGAATCAACCTACACGATACTAAAAATGGAAGATGATAACATGAGCAATACGGAAACCCTAAATGAAATTAAGGCTGGACTGAACACAGTCCTCAAAGAACTGAGCGAAAAAGCCGATGACAAGGAAATGAAAGAAGAAAAGTTGTATAACGAAGATAAAACGGATGCCAAAAAATCCTTTGAGGAAGAAGCGGCACTCGAATACATCACAACTCTTGAAAAGTTTGCTCAAGAATCTGGCGTTGATTTGAATGCGGTTCGTGATCACTTTGGTTTGGAGAAGGCTTACCTCCCAGAACAAGGTCGTGGCGGTTATTCTCACCGAGGACAAGGAGATGAAGTCGGATCTGGCGAAGGTGCAACCGAGCCATCTTATCCATCTCTCCCATCCCCAAGTGGCAATCAAAACGTCATCAAAGCCCCAAGTGTTCGCCCAATGGCAATGAACGCACCAAGCGGCAATGAAAACGTTATCAAGTCCTTGACTCCTGAAACATTGGAAAAAGGCTATCGAACTTACGCTGCACTTCGAGATGAAGAAGCAGTAAAGGGTCTTGTTGAGAAAGAATGGCAAGAGCGATACAATGTTGAAACAACTCAGGCAATCGAGATGCGAAAAGCAAACGATGTTGGCGTTCAGTTGAACTCTCTCCGTGAAGAGATCGCAATGCTCAAGTCGGAAAATGATACGTTGTCAAAGAGCGACTTGACACCTACAACCCCATCAACTTCAATCCGTGTTCCAACTCATGCTGAGTTTGGCGCAATGGGAAGCGACCTCGACGGCTGGCGAGCAGCAGAAATGCTCGCTCAACGTGCTTTGCGGGGCGAGTGAAAACCAAAAAATAAATGGAGATGAATAAGATGACACAAGGATATATCCGAACAATCGAAGACATGGAACGCCTTTACTACGGTGCGGGTGCTGGAACAAACGCATGGGCATACAGTGGAACAGACTTACTCAAGGCTGATAACCCATTGATGTCCTCAACATCAGGAACTTACCAAGCGATCTTTGGTCGTAAAGTTTGGTCACAGTTGAACCAAGAGTTCAACGCCTTCTCAATTCTTCCTAAGAAACCCTGGGAAAAGAGTGGATGGCGTGTCGTGACTGGCAAGCCAACTGATGCTGTCGGTGTCCCTGAAAACGGTGCGCTTCCAGATTCGACCAAGCCAACCTTTGAAGAAGTCAGCACAAAGCCAAAGACTGTGGCTTCTAAGTTTGACCTCAGCGAAACCGCCATGTTCCTTGCAGACAAGGATGATGGACTGGGCGATGCAAGGGCTGTTATCAAGATGGAAATGTCGAAATCTCACGCTGAGAGCATTAACAAAATGCTTCTTCGAGATGTTGATACCGTTGCTTCAAACAACTTTGAATCACTTGATCGTGCAACTTCTTCCTCTTTCACTGAACCAGCAAGTTTCGGTGACATCTCGGCTTTGACAGACCACAACATGTATTCCATTACCCGCAACTCAACTGGCGCAAACAGTTGGTTTGATGCAAACGTGGATGCTGGAACTGCTGGTGCTGAACGCCCTCTCACCCTGAATGTCCTTGACGGAATGTTCCGCAAGGTCTGGGAACGTGGAGGTCAGCCAAAGGTCATGCTCACTGGATATGATACCATTGAGAAGATTCAACAACTGCTTCAACCTCAGCAGCGTTTCACTGAAATGAAGCGTGTCACGCCATCCGTGAACGGTGTTCAAGGAATCCCTGGTATGGAAGGCGGATTTGTTGTCGCAACCTACAATGGTGTGCCAATCATCCCTGCAAAGGATGTTCACGCACCAGCAGGTGGACTATCTCGAATCTATATGCTTGATACAGATTACATGTATTTTTGCACAGCAAAACCAACTCTTTACCACGAAAGCGGAATTGAGACTGGCGATCCATTCGGTATCAACCGTCTTGGTCAAGTCGGACTCTTCCACACAATGGGTGAACTTTGGCAACTCTTCTATGGCGCACACGGCAAGATTCGTGACCTATCCGCCTGATACTCAAAACAAAAAAATATGGAGATGAATTAAGATGGCAAATGCAAACCTAACTGGAAATGGAACTGTTGTCCTTAACGCCGCACTATGGGCTGGCGTTGGTGG